GATAAAATTCGCTGTCAGCGTCAGAATTAGCGGCAGGATACCATAGTATGGAAACTTTCTTCTCTCGTCTCTCTTCAAAATCCGTCCTCCCTTGTCTCAAACACGTATCAGTATACGCAAAAACATTCCCTGACACAACCCAGTTCTGCTCGTTTTCAGAAACCTTAATAAAATCTTCTGTTTTTCGGCAGGAAAAAAGAAAGATTTAGAAGATTCGCAGAGAAAAAAACGACCATATAGGGCTTCACGGGTGTTCCTATATGGTCGTTTTCTTTCAGCATCGTATTTTTGTCATAAACGAATTTTTTATTCAATCATCATGGCATCCCCTATGATAACGGGACAAGAACGAAATCTAACTTCTGTTGGTTCTTGGCCGTAGGAAAAGCGGCTCTTGATCTCCCTTTTGAGATACCCTGGCCGCTCGTTCCTTTTTCTCTTTACTGCTCGCTTTCCGAATACTCGTAGGTTCTGTCTCCGGTCAGCATAACCGTTCCGTATGACTCTTCGATGCACTCTTCATTGTCAAGCTTTCCGTACGTGGATACTATCGACACGCTTCCGGCAAACTGCAGTCCGGTTCCGTTTCCAAAATCAATCGTCACCCAGTTATAACCGCTATCAGCAACTCGCTGCTCGCAGAAGTCCGCATACTGTTCCATGGTTACATTTTTCATGGTTTCCAGCGGAACAAACACATAGGCATACTCACCGATCTTTTCGGTCTTTACGCCATTCATCACATCTTCCACCTGCATCTCTGCGTCAAGAAGCGGATTTCCGGTTTCTGGTGTCTCTGATTCTGCTGCCACCTGAGAATCGCTCTCTACGGCTGGTGTTGGCTCTTCTGTCGGTGTTTCCGTTGGTGTTTCTTCCGGTTCTTCAGAAACCGATGATGCAGAAACGCTTTCTGTAGCATCCTTAACGCCATCTTTCACGCCCTCTTTGAAGCTGTCAGTGGCTCCACAACCTGTTACCATTCCCGCTGTTATGGTGCACACCAATAACATTTTTAATATTTTTCTACTCATTTTGCCCCTCCTGTAACTTTTCAGCTTAGTATAACACTTAAAACGTTTGTTTGTCTACTAAAAATTCCTCGATGATGTCTTCGACATCGCCAACGCCGAAATCAATGCCGCAGTCATCGCAGTACCATGCAGTATCATTAAAGTTGTTCAGCGTCACCACATTCTTTAACAAATTTACTCATTATCCCTCATCCTTCCTTTGCCATTTTGAGATATTCTTTTATACTTTCTCCATTATTCTTGTATAAAAAGTTTCCAAGACCTTCATTGAGCTTATCGCATACCTTCTGGCACTCCTCTTCCTCGTTAAACAAGATGTTTTTCACTTCATCACTAAGATTTTCTATCGCTTTCTTTTTCTTGTCATCCGTAAAGTTGTCACATACTGTACAAGTGTATAATTCATAATACGTGTCTTTCTCATTGTAACTGTTTTCCTCAGAGTACTGAGCTGTTATCCTTCCGCCTCCGTACCTGTCAGTAAACTCGCTTAATATATATCTTTTGGGGTAATAATACCTTTTGCTATCTGTCTTACACCCACACGAATCTTTTACGATCTTTCCTGATGGCAATTTCACCTCTACCTCTCGATCAGAGTCGCACTTGTCACATTTCGGACCATATACATACTCCCAAGTAATTTTCCATTTTATGACTTTATGTTCTTTCATTAATTCGGAAAGTCTCATTCTTTTCGCGTTTTGCTCGGCGTTGCAAACTATCCGGTCACACTCAGCTTTTTTTCTCTCGTAGTCCTGTTTTACTTCCTCGAAATGTTCCTTGATGCCCTGGAGCTTTTCATTCTCCACTCTCAGTCTGTTCATTTCTTCCAGAATCTCCGATTTTACCGAGTCTCTGATTGCGTCTTTAAGAGCGTCTACCTGTTCCTGGTACTCGCCCTCTGACCAAAATTCATCTTCCGGGTAATCGTAATACATGTTTTATACCTCCTTCTGTTTTTCTTTGTAAGGTTTAGGCAGTGGCATCCAAGCGTCAACCAGAAAGTTCAGGCTTTCACATGTATATTCGCCAAGTTCTAGGTCGTCCAAATGGAACTCGGACGATCCATCTTCCAGGAGGAACCGCTGCCCAATTCCTACATATTCTCGATTTGAAAATGATAACAGAACCCAGGTTCTCGGTTCCGGCAAGCTCTCATTGATGTCTCGCCATCCTGGGTAAGCATCTACCGCCGCTTTCACAAATTCAAGATCTTCCTTCGTATCACAGAGTATTTCAGCATATGGCTTGATTTTTTTCAGCTTGCCATTTTGTCTCTGAGCAAATCTTTCTATCACTTCCACGAACCCCACTTTCCAAACTTTTCTTTCGCAGAAATCCGGACGGGCGTTGCGCCCTCTGTTGATTTTCTCCGGGGCACATTCGGAGTATACACCCAAATCAGTACCAGCGCGCAGATCCAGCACATTCCATACTGCCAACGGCTGATATTTCCATCCCGGATGATCTGTACTCCCAGGATCAGCCACGGCACACAGTTGAAGTGTTTAATAATACCTCTTTTGATTCTTCGCATCCTTATTCCTCCCATTTCAATTTCTGCCCGCACCAAGGCCAGAACGGATCATCTGACTACAGAGCAAATCTAACTGCTGTTCCGGTGTATTTTCTTTCATAACATCACCTCTGGACAATCAAATAATTTATACCGTCATTTTCGAACCACATCTCGGGCAATATTTCCATTTTACCTTCGTGTATTCTGTGCTGCATCTACCCGTTTCAACCGCTTCGATATTCTCGACCTGGAATCCACATTTAGAGCATTCTGCGTGGATGTAATCGTTATGCTCTGCCCTGTTCTGCCACTTCGCAGAATATTCGAAGCTCTTTCTTTTCATTGTAAGCGCATACTCCTCATCCAGGAACTCAAGTGTATACTGACCATCCGCCGGGCATACATCTTCGAATTTTTCGATAAACCACTCGAATACAGCTCTGACAGCCGTATCTGTCACATCCTCTTTATCGCCGACCCATTCATCCCCGCGGAGATTCCCGTAATAAATCCGGCCAGTAACCGGGCTTACGCCCATTGCTTTTTTAATCTCTTTTTTCATGCTTTCTTCTCCATTCCGAAAGATACTCCATCTGTTCTCTGTCTTCCTCTGGATCTTTTGGACGAGCGGGACGGTTCATCAACCATCCCATACCTCCAACGAACACGCCGCACAGGGCGATGATCTCAATAATTGTTTTCATTTCCAGCTCCTTCCTCTTTCTCTGCGGATTCGGCTTTCTCTTTAAACTTTTCATTGATTGCAGCCATGATGTCCCGTACCCGCACTTCTCCGATGCCTTTCACGCCCCGAATAGCTGCTTCAATCTCTCCCGAATCCATTGCGTTAAGTGATTTTCTTCCGTCTTCCCATCCGCACTTATACACGCTCGTGCAGAACGATTCGAACTGCTGGTGATCGTACTTTTTCACGGCCTTGTATACCGTTCTCGTTACGGAATACTTTGTGTTGCCCTGATTTCTCTTTCCCATGAGATTACGCCTCCTTTTTCAATTCTTCCACGACTTTTTTCAGCACATATCTCCCATTCGATGTAAGCTGGCGCTGCCATGCTCCCTGGGAAGGAGCCCACCGGAAGCCGTTTTCTTTCAGGATGTCTCTAATTGCCCTGTCTGGCTTCCCATCGAATACGATCTGTATTCTCATGATGTCTGCATTTTCAATTACCTTGAATGAGCCATAATCGGCCTCAGAATTGCCTTTCTCTTTGGTCTTTTTAAGTTCGTCCACTCTCTGCCGGCATCTCTTAATGTTCGCCAGATTGTTCTGGAGCATCCATCCCGGATACGGCGCCGCATCAAAGCTGTACTTTTGCATGTATTCCCGGAGTTCCGCGGTCTGCTTTTCCGTCAGAATCTCGCAGCCATCAAGCGTATGATTTTTGCGGAAGTATTTATTTACCTCCTTCATATTTTCCTGAGCCTCTTTCAGCTCCGCGATCTTTTCCTCCAGCAGCTCAACCGCTCTTTCATCATCACTTCGAATAATTTCTTTGCCATAGAGCATATTTTTCAGCTTTCCTCTGATCTCCTGGCACTGGCAGTAAAACTCATAGTTTTTGTCCCATGCCTTATTCTGCTTCTCTTTCTTCTTGACCGGGAAGTTTCCGGCTCCTGAGATCATCACGGACGGGCACATGCACCCGATCCGCGAATGTTCATTGTAATACTTTCCCATGTTTCGGGAATATCTGACCGCCAGTCCCCAAACTCTTTCCCGGTATTCATCACCTTTTTCTCGAATCACCTCCTCTGCCAGGTCGTACACCTCATTCACATCATTGCGGTATTCCGCCGTCCGGGATCCCATCTGGTACTCATCGAACGACATCAGGCTTTTCGCCATTTTTGCTGTTTCTTCGTTAATTGCAACGTACTCTCTTACCCTCATCTTCTTACGCCTCCGTTTCTTCAAGCTCCACTTTTTCTCTGATATCCAGGCAGATCTTCGCTTCGTGCTCGCCTTTAAGCTTTCTCAATTCCCACTCCGTTTCGCGCGGTTCGAATGACATATAGCCGTCTTCCGGGTTTAACGTGATGTATGTGGACTTCACGTACCCGTATTTCTCCAGCTTTTCATTGATTTCTCTGAGCAAGGGCATCACTTCCTTGCTCAGGCTCATGAATCTTTTTTTCTCCTCGATTACCATTTTTTCTGCGTTTCCCTGCATTTCCTGTTCCTCCTTGTTATCGTTTTAATGTGTAGGCCGGTTTACCGTCTACAGATGTGAAATGATACCATCTTGTCACTTCATCTTTGCACCAGCCCATGTTTTCGACATCGTAGCAAGCGCAGATACCGTAGTCTTTCGGATACCCGTATGCATCCCGAGCCTGTTTCAAAGCTACACCGATTGGGATAAAAACTCTCTTCATCCTTCCGCCTCCTCGCAAAATTCTTCGTAGTTGATACCCATAAGGTCGCAGATGCTTTCGTAGCTACTTCCGTTGTGGTACATCGACCAGACTGCCTGACCGTGAACCGTGCCACGCCAGATTTCAATTTCTCGCTCGATTGTGTCGTTTAATTTCAGATTGCTTCTATCTACCATCTTTTCCTCCTTACAAATATGCTGTTACTCTGTTTCCACGACTATCATAAAAAAGGCGACATCCAAGTTCCTCACACGCTATTTCAACAGTCCACGAATCGTCATCCAGTCCCAAGCTCACACTTCCGGTTCTCAGCAATCTCAGCATAAGTTTTGCCGCTTTGAGCTGACCCTTTCGCACCATCATCCGGTGCTTTTCCATCGCTTTGTATCTGCGAATTTTTTGATCCAGATTCTTGTTCATCTCCCTACCTCCTTTATGCCTCTCTGATGCTTTCAATGTACATCGTTCTTTCTGTTCCACCGACACATGCTACGTACTGTTCCTCGTCATCGTCCTCAAAAGTAACGCTTTCCGCATTTGCTTCAAGAACTTCATATCCATTTTCTTCGATTTCTTCTACCAGCTCTTCGATTCTTCCGAACCACTCTCCTGATTCTGCATATGTCTTTACTCTCATTTTTAATTCTTCTGTCATCTTGTTTTTCCTCCCGTTTCCGTTCGTGTTGTTTTCTTGTTTGTTCTCTTGATGGCTTTAGTATAGCTCACTACTATGCGTTTCGTCAAGCGTTATTTTAAAATTTTTTACAAAAAAATTAGAGGTGCTCGAAAGCACCTCTAATCATTAGTTTTACTCATCATCCTCGATAACAGCCAGCTCATATCCAATCGACGCAAGAATATTTTTCAGTTTTCCAAGCCTCGGCTGTTCCTGGTCGAGTGCTTTCTGTAGTGCGTTCTGATCAAACTCTACTTCCTTACCATCTTTTCTGATTATCTCAATATCCCGGCCGACCGCCTGAAGGATCCTCTTAATCGCGTAATAGTTTGTATTCGGCCGCGTCAGTGAATCATATATGGCCTGTTTAGTGACCCCGGACATCTTCGCAACGTCCGTCAAAGAGAGATCCTTTTCTCTCATAAGATTTTTTACGTAGCTGACCATGTCTATATCATTATCCATACTTCCCATAATAGCCACAATTCTCTTTCCCATGTTTCCTCCATTCTACATTTCCGAACACGTATCGGTTCGCATGTCGTAATCGCATCCGGCAGAGTTTTTCTCGCACATTTGACACTGCATGATTCTTGCTCCGCACCGCGGACAGTGTGAAACCAGCCCCCACTCAAAATCCCATACGAAGAGATGCTCGATCTCGCAAAACGGGCAATACCCAGTAGTCAGCGAGTCTTTCAACTCATCCAACTCCTGGGCTGCCCTCATCGCCTGGTTTTTTAAGATCCGGTTTTCGTCACCTTGCCGTCTGATGCGTTTATTTTGCCTTTTCAGGCTTTCTGTACGCTTTCTCAGTCTTTTCTTCAAGATGATGTTCTCGGCCTTTCGAATCATGCCTTTTCGGCCTCCTCGCCATCAAGAACTACTGGCTTGTCTTCGAAAACATACCGTACTCCCGGAATATAGAAAGCTCTCGGGGATTTTCTCATCACGATCAGGCCGAGCTGATGCATCTCGCGCATATACTTTGCGATCGACTGGGTTGATCTAAAACCCACCCCAGCCATAATCTCCCGCTCGGTCGGCGGGTAGTTGTTCTCCCGCATGTACCGTTTTGAAAACTCCAGGATGTCAATATGCCTCTGATTAATTTTTAACTCTGCTTTTTTCTTTTCTCCCATTGTATCACTCCTCTTCTTCGTCGTCCAGCAATTCTACTTCGCAATCATCATAATGTGTATCAACGCAACTGCTGTTAGTTCTTTCTTTCTCATTTCAACTCACGTCCTTACAGAGGACGACTTCTACCTTCTGTTTACGCTGCATCGAGCCGATAAAAAATGGCGATCCAATCAGGTTCGTATTTCGCTTCGGCTGGATATTCGCCCCGCAATCGATACACGATTTCTTCCAGATCCGGCTCGCCTAATTCTTCCAGTTTGCAGCCATATTTTTTTTCCAGTTCTTCAAGCTCCTCATCCAGGGAAAGAATTTTCTCTTCTGGTTCCGGCTCGGTTTCGCCCATCTCCATTCTTTCACGTATTCTTTCCCAATATTCATCCTCGCCCGGCATTAGCTTTTTGTCGCTTCCTCATACTTTCTCAAAATTTCATCTGCTACCCGTTCCACCTCGGCGTATTCTTTCTCCAGAGCTTCGATTTCCAGACGTTTTTGCTCTCTCTTCGCGTAGAACTCCACGTTGTGCAACTCCGTCTCCCATCGGTTGATGAACTTCTGCACTTCGTGGATATCATCAAGCGATCTTTCCACCTCGTAATCATTCCGCCCGGTAACGATCGCGTACTTTGCTTCTTCTCGTGTATCGCCGATGGTAACCAGGAAGAACAGCTCATCTCTCCGGCTCTGATCCATCGGCTCAAACCTTACATCGTCGTAGAGTGGGCCGACCGTCGGCCAGTTATTTTTGAACCACACTCTGTAGTTGTCCAGTACGTAATCGCTAGTTATCCCGCCGAGAATACCCCAGATCTCTTTAAGGCGAACCGGAAGCTCGTCCTCTCCACAAAACCAGTCATACCACCCGGCCGCGATCTGAACGTCCTGGTCGGCAGACTCAAATTCATGAGCGCGGTATCTGTGCTGAAACTCTCGCAATGTCATTTCTTCTGCCATCTTTTTCCTCCCTACAGCTGAACTTTCCAATTATCCGCGATCCGGTAAACATTGCAGCTATGTCTCTTCATCCACTCGGCAACTCTTTTACTGCTTGTCATCCCTTCGCCATTAAGTTTCAGGCTGTCCAGAAGTAAGCCAAGTTCCGGACCGAGGAAATCATCATAATCAATCCCAATCGCCACCAGATCTCTGTCTGAGCTTATTTCGTTGTACTCCTTGATGATCGAATTGTAAATTTTCCTCGTACGCTCTGTATGCTTAAATTTTGCCATTTCCTCGCCTCCTCTACTCAATCCGTTCTCAAAAAGCATCTTCGCCTTTTTTCAGCAGCTTTTCTGTCAGCTTCTTCGCTTCTTCCTTGCTCCCTGTTTTGAGAACGCCATGTGCTATTGTGCCTTTCATCACGTAAACTTCAAACATTGTCTCATCCTCCCTCTTACTCTTGATTGCAATAATCAATAAATGCTGTGATTGTCTCATCTGCCTCACAACGTGTGTAAATTCTCTTTTTACGGTTCTTCTTTCTCCACAGCGGAAATCCGTACATTTTCCGCTGATTATTCGTCAGCAGCATCGGTTTTAAATCTTTCATACCCTCATCCTTCCCGGAGTCTCAGCGGCCGGAGCTGGCTTCTTTTCCGGTTTCGCGTTTTTCAGGCGCTTCGCCCGGATCTGCTCGGTGAGCTTTTTAAACTCTCCCGGATTCAGGAAACCTTTCTCCTGGCATTCTTCTGCGGTACCCGCGTAGAACTCCAGAGTGCGGTTATCATCGCAGATGGCGATGAAATTTTTTAAGTTGCTATAAGCATTGCTTTCGATGATTCCGGTGACTCTCTCAACCGGGAAACTGATAATTGCCATTCTTCCGTCCTCCCTGATTACCCCAAAATGAATTTGCGCAGATCTTCGTCGTTGCATTCGTCATCATCCAGCCATCTATCAAAACCTTCTGGATTTCTTTTCTCCAGTTCATCCATGAGCCAGCCTCTAACAGTTGACGTTCCCGGATCGGTCATCGTGGTTGTCATCTCCCACTGTTCCAAGAGCTGCTCGGTCTGGAGCTTTGAGATTAAGTTTCTCGCGCTCTTTTCTACGTCGGTCAATTCTCTATCCAGCATTTTGTATCCCCCTCTCAGTTCATCCGCTCGAGAATCTCTGTCTTTACCAGCATGTAGGACTCGCATTCCTCTTCTGTCATCTCCAGGATGTTCTTCCCGGCATAATGCCCGAAGCATTTAAGCAGCTCCTCTGCGTCCATTCCGCTCAGGACTGTGATTTTTTTCTCTGTTGTCATGGATCCGGTCGAGCTTTTCTGTTCTGGTTCCGGTTCTTCTGCGTCGATCAGCTCGATCTTATCCATGAGCGTTCTCCAGTAGAACAGTCTGCCGTCAACTGTTACAAGAAATTCCTTGCGCAGATCGCTGCATTCTTCTTCCAGGACGTATGTCTTACAATCCGTCACTGTTCCGCCGACGTATTCGCAAGTGCTTTCTCCCTGCTCTGCGTTTTTCTCCAGGTATGCGATGAACTCCTTAACCGTGAGTTTGTCCATGAGCGCCTCTGTGCTTCTCATGAATCTCGTTCTGTATCTGTTGTCCTGAACGTTTTTGTATTCCATGGTGTTTCCTCCTGTCTCGTAAGTGTTTCTTGTTTGTTGTTTTCTTGATGGCTTTAATATAGCTCACTACTATGCGTTCTGTCAAGCGTTATTTTCTGTTTTTTTTCAAAAAGTTTTTTCGCGTAACTGTTACAGTAAATCGCAAGAGAGAAAAGAAAGAACCAAAGAAAAGAGAGAATCTTTTTTCAAAACCTTAAAAAATTGAAAAGAATTAAAAAACATATATATGCTCGATTTTTTACAGTAACAGTCACAGTAACAGTTACGGTAAGAGTTACTGTAAGAGTCACAGTAACAGTTACAAAGTAGCATTTTGGGCGTTTTGCATTATATAAGAAGAAAGACCGGATTTTTGACGTTTAGTCTCATTTTACGTATGGATTTATTCTCACAAACAGTGACATTTTAAGGGTGTATCAAAGCGCTTCAAAACACCTCAAAAATGTTACGCGTAAATTTACTGTAAGAGTTACGCAAAGCTCACCAAAAGACGTTTTTCCACACTGTCCACATAGCATTGTGGAAAATGTACGTTTCAGATGCTTTGAATGCAGCGTTTTATATAACTGTGTATGATTAGACTGATTTTTCGATCTTGCTTTCCGATCGAAACGCCTGGAAATGCCTTTGGAATGCCTCAGATTGCTTTTTCAGCTTTTGATGATAATTGGTTCATGGAATTTGTTTTCGCTAGAATGTGAAATAATGCACAACTAATGACTTGCGTTATTTATGCAATGTTCCTATTGACAGATTTTAGAGATGCCTAGTTGACTTTCGCTAAATTTTTAGCAAAAGTACGATCTTCCTGGTCAAATTTGACCGGGAAATCTTTTTTGCCAAATTTGGCAAAATTAAAAGTTCCTCGTCAAATTTGACGAGGAAGAAAAACTTTACGCCAGATTTGGTGAAAAGTCAGTAAAAGAAAAAGCCCCCGTCATTCCGGCGGGAGCCTCACATTTAAAGTTTATTTTGTTTTCAGGAATACCTGCTCGTTATCCAAATACTTTCTTCCGGTTAATCGCATAATCGAAGCATTTAAGAGCTTGTTCATAGAACCGGTCAGAAGCCGCGATCACGTGCAGTACGGATGCTTCCTTGTTCCCGGTTTCCGTCTTGTAGACCGTCAAGTAGCTATTAAGGTTTGTATCGCAATCCTCTGCGATGGTATCGTACAGAAAGTGGAGCGTCATATTTCGCTTTAATCCGTGTAATTCCTGTACTTCCGTAACCAACTCGTTGAGTTTTGCCAGCCGCTCTTTGACAAGATCTTTATTCGGGTTGAACGGGTTCGTTGCCGTGCTCTGAGCTGGTTCCTGGGACTCGATCTGCGGTGTCTGCGTCTCCATAAGGGAAAGCATCTTTTCGTTGAACTCAGTCTGCTGCCGGATGAACTGTGCCAGCGTTTTTTCCACGGATCCGGTCTGTTTGTACTTCTTCTCGACCTCGATGAAATATCGGCGGACTTGCTTGCCTTTTTCGTTTCTTTCCAGCATGGCCATTTCTTTTGCGGTGTCCAGCTTGATGATGTATTCTTCTTTCTGGCGGCCTCTTTGATCTTTCGCCAAATTCGGTAGAAAGCACACCTGATAGTCTTCGTTCTGAATAGCGTCGCATTCTCTGAGGCGTCTTTTTATCCATTGTGTAAAAGCAGTTTTTGTTTCCAGCGCATTGTACAAGTCAATTCCCTTGACAATATACTCTCCTGTTTCTGTGCGGTATGCAGGAACTATTTCACGTTCTTTTTCGTCACAGATCAATTTTACCAAATTTGGTAAAATTAATTTTTCTTCTCTGCTCATCCAAAACGCCTCCCGTTAATCATGCTGAGATCATCTTCGATCCGGGAGAGTTCTTCGAGGATCAGCTTTAAGTTGCAATACATGTTCGTAACGAACGCATCCTCATCTTTGGTTCCGGCGGCCGCAGCCACATTCTCAAGTGCACCTTTTGCAGTGCTGAATCTTTCCAAAACATCGCCTAATTTTGTCATATTGGAAAATTCCTCCTTTTTTTACTTGAAGGAACCCGTCGCTTGTGTTATAATTTCAGCGAATGAAGGGCTGGAGGGTTCCTTCTGAAGAGACCCCTTCATTCTCGCGTACAGGCTGGTTGCTGATCCCGTCCATGAGAGGCAACCAGCTATTTTTTTGCGCTTTTTTCCTGGTGCTCACGCTCCAGCATTTCTCCGACAGCCCGTCTGATGCCCTCAGCTCTTGTAATATTGCGTTCTTTGCAATATTCAATCAACCCGCTGAGCATGTCATCATCCATTTTAAACTTCATGTCGTTGTTTTTTCTTTTCCCGATGATGGGCCGCCCCATTTTTTTATGTTCTGTATGGTCACTCAAATTCTCACCTCCTTGTGTCCATGTCTATATTTTAGACTTATGGGTTCATTATGTCAAGCGTTTTCTGAAAATTTTAAAAATATTTTTTATATTCCGCCAACTTTCTGCTTGTCAAACCGTGTTTTCTGTGATACTCTGAAAAAGACCTTTCACTTCTTGTCTCATATAACAAATTGAGAGGTCTCCCTCGATGGGCGGCATTGTTTCCTTCGACATCGGCCGCCCATCACTCAACAAAAAAAACAAAGGAGTCTACGGCGATGTAGGTTCCTTTTTTTGCGTTCTTTTGCATTTTGACAAATAAAAAAGCCCCAGGCATCCGAAGATACCCAGGGCAAAGTGGCGTATAAATTGCATGTATGGAATTGCACCGGATTTCTCCGGTAAGAAAGTCTTTTTGCGTGGTTTACTGGTTACTTCTGACCGATCACGTTTCAGGATCGCAACCGGTCAGTTGATTCATCAGTTGAACAGTGCGTACCAGGTGTTGGCTCCGCAGTATCCATCAGCTTCGAGGCCTTTTGATTTCTGGTAAGACTTGATCGCGGCGGTCAGACCGTCTCCGCAGAGAGCGTCCATGTTGCCGAAATAAAAGCCTTTCGCTGCGAGGATGAACTGAACCAGGAAGGTAAAGGTTCCCTGAGTTCCATGGCTGACGGTGGCTTTCGAAGCAACTTTTTTGCATGATTCGAAAAAGTTCTTGTTGGTCGGATCCAGCTTCGTGCCGTATCTCCGGTGCATCAAGTCTTTCCAAACCGCCAGGGCAGCCCATCTGGACTTATCGCCGTAGTCTCCGTCCACGCGCAGTTTGGCTCCACAATACTTCAGGATCTTGTCCCCATAGTTGCTGTTGAGCCATTTCTGACCATCAGAAACGTTGTTTCTGGCATTGTTGCTGCCGGATCCGGTATTTGTATTCATCACGGATGTTCCGCCGGAATATCTGCCATTTTCGACGTTGGTGGCTGTGTGGGCTCCATCGTTCAGCAGGACATCTCCCTCTAACAGGTAGTCCGGGCCATTCAGGTATTTGCTCTCAGTCAGAACCAGGAATCCCGCTGCCTTGAATGCTTTCCGCATGTCTCCGGTATAGGTGGCTTTCAGATTTTTCAGGGCATCAATATCAAGCAGGTAACCGACTGCTCTGACATTGGCGATGACTCCTGCAGAGCAATCAGCTTCGCAAGCAACCGTGATCTGTGATGGATCGTAGTTGCTGGCTTTGAGATGCTGCCAATAGGTGTCTCGCTGGCTCTGATCGTAACCAACCAGATCGTTTTCCGCGGCTTTCACAGCAAGTTCTGCGATTTTCGCGCGGACTGCTGAGTTCGGGTATCTTAACACACACTTCCATGGACGGGAATACCACGGAATCAGTGCCCATTCAGTTCCTGTCTGATCTCCAGCTCTGCCGCCGGAATATCTGCCATTTTCATCGTGTCCGCTGTTAGAAATTAAGCTCATAGGTTTTTCCTCCTTCTCGTTATCGCCCTGATAGAGCATGTAATACTGTTCGCCATAAAAGGCTCGTTTGCTTTTTACCCCGGATCCAGTGTCTAGGGGTTGCTCAAACTTCGTCAAGAATATATCTGACGCTTCCTGCACTGTCTTTGCGTTCTTGAGTGCATAGAAAACGCTTCGGTACTTGCTCTGCAGTTCCGAAATCATGTACTCAATCTGCATTGTCGGGTCTCCGATCGAAACCCCTTTCTTTTTCGCCAGATCATACAATCCAGCTTTTCGGCCAGCACTTGTCCACTGGCACAGGCCATAGCCATACTGGCGGTTGTCTCCCAGCGGATGCAGAAACAACTCCCGAGAGATCTCTCCGCTGTCTACCGCCTCGGTATAGGTATCGTCTGTGTACTTATACCCCAGGCGTTCCTCGCACAGGTCTTCCAGATTACGGGGATTGAACCCCGATTCTGCAAAGATATTTCCCATCACTCCGCAAGCTCCGTAAACTGATGCCCCGGCAGCGATCAGGCAGTTATATGCCGCATCCGTATTTGCATTTCGTGAAATTGCCACGACGTTCTCCTTTCACAGCAAAAGAGCGGGCATCATACCCGCTCTTTGACCTTCTTTATAACTACTGCTGGGATCCGTTTACCTTCCCGTCGTCCAACAGGTCTTTCACGCCTTTGAACCATTCATCAATTACCTTCATCATCATTTCTTCTGTTACAAAAACCTGCATCCACTGTGGTAAGAGTCCGCGCGCCTGGCTTACAACCCACTTGAGTTTCTGCTTTCCCTGGCCGGATTCATTGTAGACATGCTCGGCTTTCAGGATCAACTGGTATACATCCCCCCGGATGCCGTCCATGCCGCGCATCTTTGCATACTGATATGCCATCACTACTGTGATCGCAACCAGGATCACAAGTGCCACCACCAGAATTGGCAACGGAATCTGTTCCAGAAATTTTAATACTTCCATCTTTCTAACCTCCTGTTATTCGCCCGTCAGAGCCTCGTATAGCCCTGTGTGGGCTTTTTATGTACGTCTATGGTAATTTGTTCATTGCGCACTATAGTGGGCTAAAATAAGGCCTCTTTGGTGTGCAAGCTCACTCTTCGACGACACGATCAACTCCCTGCCGTCTCAGAAAATTCTCGAGATCGTGTTTTTTCTCCAACTCGTAGCTGAGTGCGGAATGCATATCGCCGTTGCATTTTGCGTCTGGGATACGTTGCACCGCCTTTGCTGTAGCCTCAGAGAGGCTCAAGCAGCCATCCAATGCTTCGAGGGTGATGTACTGCAGATCCTCCCGGCGCTTCTCTTTTTCGTCGAGGTCTTTCTGCCGTCGATTTCGTTCTTCTTTCTCTTCTTCCGCTCTCTTCTGCATCCGTCTTTCAATCAGCCAGAAGCAGAACGCGGTTAATGCCGACGGGACTCCGGCAGCTATCAATAACTCCATTCGCTATGTTCTCCTCTCTGGAATTTTTGCGATTTTTCTTTACGGCTCTGCCCGTATCTTTTTCATGGCTCCTCCTCTCACGGATCATCCGCATACTTCCGGCATGCGTACTCGATGATGTCGAGATCCGTCTCGATCTCCTCCAGAGTTTTAGTCGGCGTCCCTTTAACTAGGAAAATCAGATCATAGATCGCTGACCATAATCTGGAGATAATCTGTAACTTTGTCATTTATCGCCCTTCCTTTTCCTGAAAAGATGGTAGTGAGGCTTCTCTTCGCCAAATAAAAGCCACCGGATCAGATCATCCAGGAAAATCCCAAATGCTGATAAAAAGAACCACAACAGCGTAAATTCCGGACATATCTGGCCAAGTATATTTCCGGGCATGTTGCTGTAATCCCACATATTCAGCCCCAGCCATACATTCAAGATCAATCCGAAAATAAATTCAATCGCTGTGATCCCGGATGCAGCTATCAACTGCTGGAGAATCAATGGCATACATCGTGATCTCTCGTTAATCACTCCGCAAATGATGAAGCATAAGCCTCCGCACACTGCCATTGCCGGAAAAGAATATCCCCGGAAGATTACTTCCAGGGAATAATAAAAAGCTCCTCCGGTCAGGAAGAGCGTCAGGTACTTTATGATTTTTTTCACTATGCAATACCTCCGGATGCAATGGTTTTCATGTAGTCTTTCAGAACTTCGTTCTGAAACTCTTCCGGAACTTTTACTCCCCACTTGATCTGATCCAGATCTCCAGGTTTCGTTACCGACTTGATCCACATATTCAGGGCATTGCAATATGTTGTGTAGTATGATACATAGAACATTGCTTTATTGACGATGTTCTGCATGTCCTCAGCCGAGAAATACTTGCAAGGATGTCCGTCCTCATGGTATTCCAGCTTTTCCTCTCCAGCTAACAACTGCATTTTCTTTCCGAAAAGATTCAGCTGATCTTTTTCTGTCAAGCTGAAATGTTCTACTCCGGAAGATGTGCTCACATCTACTCCGGCGTAAATCGTCTGCTCACATGCTGATGCGATTTCCTGGTATTTCGCTTTTCTGGCATCCTCCAGGCTC